CATCTCAAACATCCTTTGATTTACACAGCGGGCTGATGTGGTTTTCTATGTGGGAGTCGTCGCCTATATCGTTGTCAATGCGGTGGCCTGCTTCAATGTCATCTTCCGATGCAGGTTTTAATGCAGCCAGACTTACTAAGCTCCATCGCCCTTGTAATTCGACTACAGCATCTCCGTCTTCAATCTGAATAAACTTCATCAAGCAAGGTGGCAGCAAACGGCAATAAGGCTTTGAAGTATCAAAAACAACCCAGTCACCGCGTTCAAATTCTTTAAACTCACCCATGGCTGGCTCCTTTACTGCATTCAATACACGTTCAACTGTGCGCTTAGCTGCTGCTTCTGCCTCAGCCTTTATCTTTTTACTTCGTTGCCATTGTTTAAGATTCATCCCCGCCTCCGTATATTGATTCGTATGCTGCAATAGCAGCTAGCAATGGCTGGTTATATACAAAACAATCTTTATGAGCTTCTGAACGTGCTGCTTTTAATCCACCTAAGCTATCTACTAAATCAATCGACTCCACCAAGCGTTTGAGATCCGCCATGTTCACAAGTTCAATTCTTGGATTAAAACGATCTGAATACTTTTTAGCTTTTGTGCAGTAACACAGCGTTGAGTAGTAGCACTCCATATATTTACTTGGGATGCCCTCAACCACCTCTCTCGCCTTCCCTAGCCCAAACTCACGAATAAACTGCTCTGGTTTCATTGTTGTAATTCCTCATCTAACTGAGCAGCGAACACATCTAGCGTTTCAAGTAGATCTAGCTGCCCAATATCGTATTTATATGTTTGCCATTCGCCTTCACGTGGTACGCGCTCTAAGCCTGTTTGTTCTTGCCACAACATGATGAACTGCTCACCGTGTATGTACTCTGGAATGGATCCAGTAGACCAAGAAGAAACAGTGCTGCCACCCGACACATCAAGGACGTATGCGATCTTTTCGTGTGACCATCCAAGGTTTCGTAAATCTAGAATCATGCGGTTGAAATCTGGGCGTTTATAGCCTCGGCGTTTGAGCAAAAATCCTTTGGCTTTTTTTCTAGATTCGATAAAACGCGCGCGTGCGCGAGGGTTGTCTGTAAAAGCTGTACTATCAACACGCATATTCATCTCCTAGACCTCGCTAACCTTGAGCTTAATAAGCCCGCCTTTAATGACATTTCCACGCTTTACTAGAAGCTCATCGAACTGTTCATCGTCCACACACAGACCGCATTTCACTAAGCTATCGATAGTCGCTTTTAGGTAGTTATCGATGTCTCGACATTGACGTGTAGGGAAATGAAAAGTCACTTCTAATTTGAGTCGTGCAGTTGATTTATGAGCCGGTACAACTTGACGAACCAATGCATGAAAATCACGAGCTTTATTGCTTAAAAATCTTCTTTTTCCAGAAGCTACCCAGTAGTGATTTACTGACGGTGGTGCAGTTTTAATTTCACAATCTAAAATGACTTTTAAGCCATCTTCGTAAAACGTTCTAATTTCGCTTGTATTAGCCTCATTTAATCTTTCCGCTACCATTGCATCACTTTTGCTTTTATCGCGCTGTAATGTGCCTTTTTGTGCGTTATTTCGCTTGTTTTGAATTGCTTCTAGCTGTTGTTCAGTTATTCTCATGATTTAGCCCCTTCTTGTTGGGTCTTGAACTGCTCTAACAGGCCAGCTCTTCTAAGTTTTACGTACAAACATGCTGCTGCTCTTGTTTCTTCATTACGAGTACCGAGGTTGTACGCTCTACGCAGCTTCATCATTGATGTGTAATCTGCAAATTCGATCATGCTTTCAGCTCCCCTTTAACATTCAGCAAGTCCTTTGCAAACTGAGTTGCTTTGTAAGTTGCGTATGAGTCCTTTTCCAAGTAGCCGCTTTTAATTAATTCCTGCACATAGCACTGGATAGTGTTGTTGGGCGCATCTAGCACATAGTCATGCAAATCCTTCATCGTGAAAGGTTGTGTTGCATGTGTAGCGAATAACAAAATGTCAAAAATGTTTTGGAATGCTTTAACTCGTTTTATTGCTTTCACGCTGCACCTCTCTCTTCCATAGACTGGTAATACTCAGGGCTTAAGTCAGCGAAAGTTGCGCGTGACAAGTCTGTAGCTAATCGAACTGTGCCAATTGAGCCGTTACGAGCTTTACCAATGATGATTTCTGCTGTACCTGCTTCTTTAGAATCCTTGTTGTAGACTTCATCGCGATAAATAAACATGATGATGTCTGCGTCTTGCTCTAAGTCGCCTGATTCTTTTAGATCTGCGTTTACAGGGCGTTTGTTTGGGCGGTTCTCTAAGTTACGGTTAAGCTGTGCTAGTGCGATCACAGGACAATCAAAGTCACCTGCCATACGCTTAAGCTCATTAGATATTTCACCGATATCTTTGTCAGAACGACCAAAGTTGTTTTTAGTGAGTGGTGTTACTTTCTGGATGTAATCAACAAAGATTGCGCCAATCTTTCCGTATTTGGCTTGAACCTTCTTAGCTGATCTGCGGATAGTTGCCACAGTTGCGCGGTTGTTGTCGTCGATCATCAAAGGTGCTTTCTCAAGTACCAGAGCAGCGTTATTCACCTTCTGTGTATCGTCGCTATTTGGATCAATATGTCCTGTTAATACTTTGCGTAGCTCTACCCCACCAATGCCACTAATTAAACGCTGTGCAATCTGTCTGCCCTTCATTTCGATTGAGATAAACAGAACTGGTAAAGACTGGTTAATCATCATGTCTGCTGCAATGTTTTGAGCAAACGTTGTTTTACCCATTGAAGGACGCGCACCAATGATGACTAGATCGCCTTTGCTGATTTCACCTAGTTTGTTGTCCAGAGCAGTAAAGCCAGTCTTGATACCGCCCTCATAAGGCATTTGGTTATGAATTGCCATGTGGCGATCAAGGAACTCTTTTACAGCTTCTTTTGAAAACTCATGAGCATGTTTAAGCTTTTCCTCACCAGCACCAAAATCTAAGTTTTGAACTAACGATTGTGCTTTGTTCACAGCAGATTCAGCAGTGTGAGTTGCCATGTCGTTAGCGATCGAACTAATCAACTTGCTAGTCTCTTGAAGCTTTCTGCGAGTAGAGAAATCTTTTAGCTTTTTGATGTGTGTTACTAACAAGCTCACATTGCTTGCGCGGTTCATGAGGTTCACAAGAAACTGCTCATCGATTTGGTTTGCTTCAAGCGGATTAGCTTTAATCAACTCGAATACAGTCACCTCATCAAACGCTTCACCCTTATTCAATTGGCTCTTGATGTGGGCAAAGATGATCTGGTGTTGTGATGCATAGAAATCTTGTGCATCGATCTGAGAGATAAACTCATCTGCTGCCTGATCGATTGTCATGAACGTAGACAAGATGCTTTGCTCAACAGGGATAGAAAATAATTCAATCATTGGTCCATCCCCTTAAATTTCTTAGCAACACCTTTGAATTGTGTTGCTGGTTGTTCAGGGATAGTTTGTTGCTGCTCAGCAACTGGATTTTCTAATTGCTCAAGCTCTGCATTTGTCTCTTGCCAGTTCCAAGCAGCTTTGAAAGATTCCCAACCACGAACAACGATAATTTGGAATACACGCTCATTGCTTAGCTTTGCTTCCTGAGCTTGTTTGAAAACAAGTTGTAAAGCTCGTTGAGTTACTGGTTTTTTCTTCTTGTTGCGAAGATCAAGATATTCAGTTGCTGTTTGCTCAGATACTCCGTTTTTCAACAAGAAATCTTTTGCTTTGAATTTTTGTGTTTTTGGTGCTGATTCAGCACAAATAATATCTGTAGTATTCTCTGTGTATTCTCTGTATGTATTCTCTGTATTAGATGGGCGGATTTGTGCATTCAGTGTGGCGGAATTGTGCATACAGTCTGGCGCATTTGTGCATTCAGTATGGCTGTTCTGTGCATTCAGTGTGGCGCATTTGTGCATACTATTAATATCAATGCTTTCAGAGTATTCGATCAAAGCTTGATAAAGGTTTTCATGCTCTACACGGTAGTAAACACGACGAGGCACACCCATCTTTTTTTCAGAGATGAATTTAAGTGATTTAAGTGTTGCTCTAGCCGTATCTTGCTCACGACGAGTAAGACCAGTTTCTTGAGTCCACTCATGATGTGTTTTGAAGATCCAACCTTCACTGTCTTTAGTGCGAGAAGTCCAGTAGACCAATTGAGAGAGCATCAAAGCTCCATTGATCCCACATCCTAAAAATACATAGTGCTTGTTGAATGCTATTGGCTGTTCGTTCATAGCTTCAATCAACTTAATAATTGGAATTGCTGCACCCATCAAACACCCCACAAAACATAATTACCGAGTTCAGCTTTAGCCTTAGCTACAGCAGACGCAGTTATGAGTGAAGGTTGACGTACATAAGCCTCAACCGCTTTTTGAAACAAACTAATCTTCCGATTTAGTTCAATGTCTGCTAATATTGAATGGTTCATTTAATCCACCTTGTTTGAACACTAAGC